ACCGCACACACCAGTGAAACAGGTTACACGTGAAAACATTTCGGCGCAAGAGTTTGCTCCGCTACACTCTAAAATTATTTCAGACGGAATTATTATTCGGACTTGTGATGATGTATTTCCAGGGGCTGTCACCTACTCTAGCGCGTTTAATCCGGAGTATGCCTTTATTCCGGAAGAGTGTGCTCGAGTACTCGCACTACAAAATCGACTGTATCCCGTAAAGTCAACTGTCGGAGACGGAGATAATTCAAAGTATGACCCTAAAGTTAGATCTGTTGATACTTATAATATTGAGTATAGTGAGGACACAGCCTGGATTTTTAAGAAGATTGCCGCTGCTGTCGGAAAAGCAAACGCTGAATACTATCGATATGATTTGTACGGTATTACACACGCTCTGCAGCTGCTTCACTATAAAGCCACTGAAAATGGGCATTATGATTGGCATATTGACTGCGGTAACGGAAATAGCGCCACTCGTAAAATCTCGGTTTCAATCCCCTTAACGAATCGAGACGCCTATCAGGGTGGTGAGCTGTGGATTAATAATAACGGTAATGAGATTCGTGCTGTAGACGAACAAGGTTCTATCTCGATGTTCCCAAGCTACCTTTTACATCAGGTTACTCCGGTTACGGCTGGAGAGCGTTGGGTTATTGTCATCTGGATTAATGGACCCCGCTTTAGATGAACGTCTATGAAAAGCTATATCATATTAAACGCTATTCAGATGCCGTAGGTTCTATCTACGGCACTGAAGATTTTGGACCCTACTTCTACTCACTCGTAAAAATGCGTCGCCCGCAACGAGTGGTAGAACTAGGCACAGGGCTAGGGCTTATCTCTCTGTGGGGCGGTCTTGCCCTTGAAGAGAACGGTAGTGGTAAACTTATAACTATTGACAATGGGTCAGAGTGGTCACATATCTCTCAGGCTCGAGATCGTATGGGAGGTTTTTTTCACTCAGACTATGCAACTTATATCCAGCAATTAATTTCTACTTTCGAACTTAGTGCTACGGTACACTTTAAGCACGCAGAGATAAATGAGGTAAAAATTTTCGAGGGGGTTGATATCCTCTTTTCAGATTTTTCTCATGGACCACGCGACATAATTATGTTATTGTCAAATTATCTAGAGCGTATGTCTGAGTGTTCTGTAATGATGTTTGATTCTGCTTCTACCTATTATCCTTCATACCAGATGTTAGAGCAGTTAGTGCCGATGCTTAATGCGGGTCGAGTACCCGAATCACTCTTAGAGCACGCTGCAAATCCGGATTCTTTACGACAACGAGTACAGCGTACTGAGTTTAAACTGCATCATGTAGTAGAGGCTAAGCCGCGTTCACAAAATAGTACTGCCTGCCTCTACCTACAACCAGTAGATTTAATACCGTATCCTAGAACTATTATGAGAGCCTTATGAGAGTTATTGACAATGTGTTAAGCGATAGAGTATCGCACTATATCTTTGAACGCTGTGCTAATTTAAAATGGACTTTTGTTCCCGACATCTCTTTTGGTTCAGAGGCACAGCGTAGTGTACCAGGATTCTCATATAACTTCTATTTACATGAGAGTGCTAATAATGTCGAGAAGCGTACTATTCAGGCTCTTGAATACGATTATATGGCTCCCGTCTTACTCTCTTGTTTTGATGCTCTAGGAGTTGATATCCCTCTTAGTGCTGTTTTTAGGTCTCGAGCGAGGCTAACACTACCACGTCCTGAGCTGCCAGAAGACCAACGTATTGATAATCTTCATGTTGACTATAAGAGCCCGCACCTAGTGCTTATCTACTACGTAAACTCGACTGATGGAGATACGCTACTATATGAGGGTTCTAAGATTCGAGAGCGAGTCTCTCCTCGTCGTGGTAGAGCCGTGCTGTTTGATGGTAGTATTTTACACGCATCATCTACCTCTACACTAAGCCCGCGTATCATTATTAACAACAATATTAGAATTGGAGACCAACATGGAAATTATATTAGCTAATAAACTTAGCGAACTAGATAAATCAGAGCTTATAAAAGTACTTACGCAACTAATGATGCGTGATAGAGAAGCTTTTAATGCTCTAAAAGAAACGGTAGAGGATGTATTATGACAGAGAAGAATGAATTAGCAATTTTTAGTGAGATTCGAACCGATTTAGTAGTTAAAGACGGGTCTGAGTTTGTAGTGCCGCTTGCAAAAGTATTTGGAAAAGGTACCATTGCCAAAACCGAATCCTTCGGTGGACGTAGTTTGCTTGAAAACGCACAACGAGCTGATATTGCTATTGCCAATACGAAAGAACTTCAGAACGTTTGGAACCGTAGCCACACTCAATGGATGTGGAAACACCTTAATATGTCGTATGTAGACCCTTATAAGAACATGCGTCAGATTGCAGCAGAGATTGCACGTAAGCGTCAGGCTCTAAATGAGGCTAAGTGGAACCAAATTAAGACCGAAGTGAAACTAAAGAAGTATGAAGAGCAACTTGCGAATGCTCAAGACTTAGATTATTGGACTGAAGTTGACTTAAAAGTTAAAATTGCCGAGTATCAAGAGAAGATGGCTGAGGGAATGAGCTATATTGAAGGAGCTATGAAAGATATTTTAGCCCTAAACGAGCTTTTTGAGCAGCTAAAAGCCAAAACAGACAACTTTACGGAGATGGATATCGAGCGTGCTGAGTCAAAAGCACACCTAAAGCGTAGTGTTATCCAGTGTATTCGTGATGTGCGTCAGAGCGGCTCGATTACAAAAGGCGAACAAGAATATTTAGAGCAAATTGGTATTAATCCAATGAAGATGATGCTCAGAATTCGAGAATATGTCGCGCAAGAAGCAGCACAAACCACTTGGGATGTAACTCCGTTACATGAATTTGTTGATGCAGTTGCTGATGAGCTTATTGATGTCTGTAAAGTAGACCAAATTCGCATGAATCTACTCGGATTCTCACCAGAAGCCTCAGAAGAGATTGCCTATGATAAGTTAATTGGAGCTCCTGAAACACCTGAAGAATGAGTGCTAGTTACTTTAAGATTCCGGTAGACAAGCTTGTGGCTCGTCTACCGGCTAAATACGGATTTACAGAACTAAACCCTAGTCAGCGAGCTATGATGGAAGGTCTTAGCACTAAGCGTAACTGGGTTCATATCTCTGCTCGACGAACTGGTAAGTCTAGTGGTGCCGCGGTGTTAGCACTTGCTAAACTATTAGAGCCAAATCAGCAAGTTATTGTAGTAGCTCCTGACTTTAATCTTAGTTCTATTATCTGGGATTTTACGACTGAGCTAATCGAGGCATTTAACATTGAAACTAAGCGATTCAATCTTAAAGACCGAGTGGTCCGCCTGGTCAACGATAGTACTCTTCGACTACTTTCAGCGAATAACCGCAGCTCTCTCGTAGGGCGCGCAGCTAATCTACTGATTGTAGACGAAGCCGCGTTGATTCCTGATGATGAATATTTTACCCGTGATTTACGTCCCGCGCTGTCCACCTTTCCGGACTCGCGGGCTCTTTTTATTTCTACTCCTCGCGGTAAAGAGAACTACCTCTATGGTTACTATCTTCGAGGACAAGACCCCGCATTTCCTGAATGGGGTAGCGGTCTCTTTCCGTGGCACGCGAATCCTAGACTTACTCAAGAAGATATTGAAGAAGCTAAGCGCGCTATTCCTGATAGTCTTTTTAGACAAGAGTACTATTGCGAGTGGGCAACGTTTGAAGGTCAAATCTACAAACTTGATGAGAACGAGCATCTTAGAGACTTTGTAGGCGAAGGTGCCGCTTATAGGATTGAGCCAGGTAACGAACGTTTTACCTTTATTGGCGGTCTTGACATGGGCTATCGAGATGCTACTGCTTTTATTGTGGTAGCTACAGATGGCGCTAACTGGTATGTTGTAGATGAGTATGTAGCAACTGAGGGTACTACTAGTCAACATGCTGAGGCTATTAAGACTATGACAGAGTACTGGGAAGTTGAAAATATCTACATCGACTCTGCCGCACAGCAGACTCGGGCAGATTTAGCCTATGACTATGATATTGCTTGTGATAATGCTGTAAAGAGTGTCAACGACGGAATTGCCCATATTCAAACACTTGTAGAGAATAATAAACTCTACTTTGATATTGAAACTGCTTCCTACTCTTTTAAGAGTATGACCGCCTATCGCTGGAATTCTCGCACAGAAAAGGCTAAGCCTAATCACGACTGGACATCTCACTGTTGCGATGCAATACGTTACGCAATCTATTCGTACAATAAAAATAGCGCAGTTAGTATCTACTCCTAGCCTACATCTCATTTCGAAAAAGAAATATTTTGACTATTTTCATTATTAGAACTATAATTAATTAAGAAATCGAGAGTTATGTTAAAGCGAGAACCTGTAAAGCACGTTCGAGACGGAATGAAGAGCCGGTACAAAAGTCGAGAACCGTGTTATATTTGTGGAAGCGAAGAGCTTATTGAGTTACATCACCTCTACTGTGTGAGTGAGCTTTGGAACGCTTGGACGCTCAAGAATCGCATTAAAATTAGTTCTGATGAAGATGTTCGTGCCTATCGAATTCAGTTCGAAGCAGAGCATCAAGATAAACTTAGTAACGATAATTTGTACTCTCTATGCAAGGCTCATCATAGTAGGCTACACCAAATCTTTGGAAAAAGCTACTCTAACTACACAGCTCTAAAAGTAGGTGAGTGGTTAGAGCGACAAAAAGCACAGTATGGAGAAAAGTTAGATGGCGAGGGGACCGATAGGTTGGCTAGCGGACAGATTAAAACTTAACCCTGTTCAATCGTATATTCATAGCCGCGAACCTTTTGTTCAACCTGATTCTAATGTAGACTTTAGAGCTGCATATGACCAGATTGAAGTTATTCACCGCGCCGTTCATATGATTGTCAGTGCCTGTGTTGAGATTCCTTTTGCAATTTCCGGTGAAGGTCCAGCAAAAAAGCTAAACAAACTCTTAAACGATAGACCAAATCCTTTTGAAGATAGAGTACGACTACTACGACGTGCGTACTTTGATTTACTTTTAGACGGTAATGCATTCTTTTACTACGATGGAACACATCTCTACGTTCTTCCGGCGAATGATGTTGAGATTGTAACCGACCCGAAAACTTTTGTAAAAGGATACATCTTCTTAATTTACGGTGGCGGGTCGTCGAGTTATAGCTCTATTAGACAAACTAAAAAACAGGTAATTGAGTTTCGTGCAGACGAAATTATCCATATTAAAGAAGACAATGATGAGAGTATTTTCCGTGGTAAGTCTCGTATAAAAAGTCTCTCTAATATTATAAATATCTATAACGCACTACTTAAGTTTCAGCGTCAGTTCTTTAAAAATAACGCAGTGCCTGGAGTCGTACTTACTACTGAATCGGTACTGAACACAAAAATTAAAGAACGTCTCTTACAAAGCTGGCGTAATTCGTACGCTACTATCTTTGAGGGTGCTCGCAGCCCTGCTATTTTAGATGGCGGTTTAAAGATAGATAAGTTTAGTGACATTAATTTTCAGAGTCTAGATTTTGAAAACAGTGTTGACAGACTGGAACAAGATATGGCTAAGGCAATGGGTGTGCCTTATGTCTTAATGAAGAGCGGTAATAATGCTAATATTGCAGCAAACCAGGTGCTCTTCTATGAACATACTGTTTTACCAATAGTATTAATGTTTGCAAGTGCCTTTGCTCACTATTTTAACTCTGTGCGTGTTATACCAGATAGAACAGTGATTACAGCCTTACAACCAGACCTAAGAACCCAAAGTCAATATTACGTTAGTTTAGTAAATTCAGGAATTATAACTCCAGACGAAGCGCGTGCTAAGCTAGGATTTAAAACTCTAGATACTCCCGAAACTAATATAATTAGACTTCCTCAAAACATAATAGGAAGTGCTGTGAATCCAGATGTAGGTGGACGTCCTACCAATGAAAGTGTAGACGAAATACCTGCTGACAGCGTCCTACGAGAGTAAGGAGCGACCAACGATGGATAAAAAATTTTTTATCACTACCGACGATATTACTGTAAAAGGCGCTAGTGAGAAAACTTTTAAAATTGCTGGATATGCCAATACAAGCGACAAAGATAGAACAGGAGATATTGTTCTTCCAGAGGCTTGGACTAAGGGTATAGACAATTTTAGACGTAACCCAATTCTACTGTACCAACACGACCACGGAAAACCTATTGGGCGAGTTAACGCAGTTACTGTAGATAAAAAAGGTATTTTTGTTGAGGCTAATGTAAGTGAAGCTGCAGAGCGTCAACATGGAATTAAGACTCTAATTTCTGACGGAGTGCTAAAGAGCTTTAGTGTAGGTTTTAGAGTTAAAGATGCAGACTACGATAAG